AAGGGTGATTCTTACTGGAAGGATGACTGGAGAAACTTCCACGTTCGTGCTTCAGAAGATGCTTTCATCCAGAACGTTTCGATCTTCGCTGTTGGTTTCGCTGATCACTTCCTGATGGAGTCAGGTGGTGACATGTCTATCACCAACTCTAACTCTAACTTCGGTAATACATCACTTCATGCTATTGGTTTCAAAGGTTTTGCTTTCAACCAAGACAAAGGTGGTTATATTGATGCTATCATTCCACCTAGAGTTGTTGATGAGGGTGCGGCAAATATTGAAAGAACTCAATATTACACGATTGATATTCAAGGATCTATTCAAGATCCAAACAATTATACTAAGTTATACTTAGGCAGTGAAGATATTGTTACGCCAATTGATCGTCCTGCTGTTGCTATTAATGGTTATAGATTAGGTGCTAAAGGTGGGGAAAAACTTTATGTGAAACTAGATCCAGCAACTGCTGGTGGTACTGAAGAATTTAATGTATCATTGGAACCAACTGGTTTTGTTAAGTATGTTGCTGCTCCTGCTATTTTAAATCCATCTGGATTTGCTATCAACAATAACTATGCTGATGCTGCTAACTTAATTGAAAGCAACCGTCGCATGATTCAGGAGGAAGTCTTCGGTTATATTCTAGAGAAGTATCCAAGACTTCAGAACATTTCTTATGTCAATCCTGGTCGTGATCCTTTAGCAAACAGATATTTTGATGCCCGTGATTTAATTAATTCGAATAGACAACAGATTATTACTGATGCTCAAACTTCTCTAAGCAATTTTAACGGTGCTAACGTTATTTCTGCTGAAGATCTTGGTGCTATGGTTGATGCTGTTGCGGAAGACCTTAGAGATGGTGGTAATTACAATACAATTACATTACTCCAGACTTATTTTGATGGTTCTGGATCTCTACAAAAATATAATTCAGAGCAAGAAAGAGATGACTTTATCTGGGCAATTGATAGAGTTCGTGATTTGTGTAAGAAAGCAATAGGAAACTTACTTTCTGTAAAAGCTGATCTTTATGATCCATCAAATACAGCACCAGACCTTTCTGGATATGGTGATCTTCCTACTGGACCTATTACAAATGGTAAGACTGGTTCACAGGCAGAAGCAGATGGTGACACAACAAATGGTGTTACGATTGATCTATCACAAAAGATTGATCCAGCAGGAAGATATAAAGACACTTATAACTTAATTCAAAATAATAGAGATTATATTATTGACAATGCGTTAGCAGAAATTGCTGTATATAATGAGGATTTTTACTTCCCAGGTGATGCATCAGAGACAGCAGTATCAAGATATAAAGATGCTTATCGTTTGATTAGACGCAATAAAGATGATGCTCAAACATATGCTATCAATCAAATCCAATTAGCTTATCCAGCATTCGTTTTCCCTGGTAATAATTCTGCCAAGTGTCGTAGAGATATTGGATATTTTATTGATGCGATTGCCATGGATGTTTTCCTTGGTGGAAATGCTTGGACTAGAACATTCATTTCTGAATACTTCCAAGGAAACGGAGTATGGATCTCTGGTGGTCTTCAGGGAGAAGAGAATGAAAGTATTGCTGGATTCAATGCTGCTAGAGACTTCTTACAGGATGCTGTATCCAATCAACTAGCAAGCGGTTATCAGGATCTAACTATTAGTCCAGGAGAATCAGTTTATGGTGATGGAAATGGCGATGTTCCTAATACAGATGGTAACGCATGTGTTGATGTTCAGAATACTATTGCTACTTTAACTTCTATTGTTACTCAAGTTATTAGCGATGGTAGTCCATCAAGTATTAATGATCCTGCTGATGCAAATTATGTACCACCAACTAACAGACAACTTCTTGCTGGTGAGATAGATTGTCGTACAGATATTGGACATATTGTTGATGCTATTCAGCAAGATTTGTGGTTTGGTGGTAACGCATATTCTATTGCTGCTGCTAAAGCATACTTCAATGCTCGCACTGGATCGCCTATCTCCAATGGTTTAGTTGGCGAAGAAGCACCATCAATCACAGCATTTAAGCGTGTTGCTGATGCTATTAACCAAGCAATTAATAATCAACTTTATTACAAAGATCTAACGATTACTCTAGACGAGACTGGAGATCCTCCAATCGTGTCTGATATTAATGCTGATGCGTATGATATTGTTTTAAATAACAAGAAATTTATTGCTAAAGAAGCATATGAGAGAATGAAGGCGACATACCCTTCATATCTACCACAATCTACGAATACTGAACAAGATTGTTTAGATGATGTTTATGATGTTTTAGATCAGATAATGTATGATGTTAAGTTTGGTGGAAATGCCAAAACTTATGATTCTGCTGAAATTTATGTTACTAATGTAATGCCTTTCTTTGGCGTTAGTAAGCAAAGAAAGGAATTCACTCCAACCACAGTTTCTTATGATCCTGCTACTGGCGTCACAGTATTAACTATTCCTGGTCATGATATGACTACAGGAAATTATGTTCAGTTTGCTCCAGGAAGTCTTGAATTTAGTTGTGCTTTAGATAATTTCGCTACTAATCATGATTATCCCCGTGTTGGTGATGGTAACTATGGAACATGGATGGAAATCACTGCTTCTGATGTTAATACAATTACAGTAAATGCTGGTATTTCATCTGATACTTCAGAACATAGATTTATTTCTGCTGCTGAGAATTGTATCAAATATGGTGTTGAGGTTGAGACTTTCATCGATTCGGAACGTGATGAAGCAGCTAATGTCTTTACCGAAGTTAGAAATCTAATTCCTTCAATTATTAGACAAGAAACGATCACTGCTTCTGCTGGTAATACTGAGTCGCAATATATTGATACTACTATTGTTGATGACTGGGATACTCCAGCATGTGCAGATGCTATTTCTGCGGCAACAACTAACCTTTCTACAATTATTCAAGCAATTGGCACTGATCTTGGTGTTGGTAATTTGAGTGGTGTTACTAGAACTGAACCAACACAACCAAATAATGGTAACATTTTATATGGTCCAGGTGGATATGTTCCAGGTAATTGTTCAGATGTTCTTTCAACTGTTAATACTTTAGTTGATATTATTTGTGATACCATTGCTGGTGGAAGTTTAGATTCTCTACCACCATTAGATAATGGTGAGTGGGATTGTGCTAATGTTCGTTCTTCTATTGAAAACTTATTTGATATTGTAAGAGATTCTATTGCTGAAAATAGTTTAGCAGATCTACCTCCAGTCAATCGTGGTGGATTTACAACTGACGCAGAAGTATCTAAGTGTTTCCGTGATGTTTCTTACATTGTTGATGCTGTTGTACAAGACTTAAGATTAGGAGGCAACATCAATTCTGTTCAGGCAGGTGAAGCATATTACGTTGGTAATGATTTAGAATATATTGATGGTGAAAAATCTGAAACCATTGACGCATGGAATTATGTTGGACAAATGGCAACTGCTGCCATGCGAAACTTTGATGTTCTCGCATACAACTGTTCAACACAAACTGGTTCGGCAATTGTTGATGTTAATGATACTAGAGGTATCCTGATTGGAATGAAGGTGGAGCAGTATGATGAAAGCAACATTTCTGATCCTCCATACGTAAATGGTCTTTTACAACCTACTGAGCAAGGTGGTGCGAGAAACCCAATTTATTCAACTTTAAATCCAGATGTTTATGTTAAGCGTATTGTCAGCAATACACAGATTGAATTAGGAGTTAGAAATTCTAGATTAACTACTGGTGCTATTTCTGCTGCTAAACTTACCAACTCCTCATCAATAAATCTATACTTTACTTTTGAGAAAGGACAATGGGCAGATACTCTGCCTAATATTGTAACAGTTGGACCAGCGTCTGAGAATCCAGATGTTATTCAAGATACACTAACATCTCCTTCGAGGAGAGAATGTGCTGGAACTGCTGATGCTATCGAAACATTGATCGGCAATATTACTACTGTTATCAATAGTGGTCCTGGTAGTGTTGATAGACAACCACAGACTGTAAGCATTGGTGCATTTGCTTCTAGAGCAACAGTATTCACAATTAATACAACTGGAACTGGTGCTTCTGATCCACACCTCTTTGAGACTGGAACACCTGTAAGACTTGTTCCACGTCCTCGTTTCGATGTTACTACTGGCAAGTATGTTGATGTTGATAAGCGTCTTGTTAGACTTCCTAATGGATTTGAAACTAATACAACGTATTACGTAATCGCTCCTGGAAGAAGAACGCAACCAGAAGATTATAGTAACACTACATTCTTTAATGGTAGTGATCAAACTAAATTGATGCTTGCGACTTCTAAGGAGAACGCAGCAGCAGGTATTTACATCTACGCTTCTGAATCTGAATCAATTGATCCTAATGTTGAAGTTGATATTTACCAGTTTATTCTTGATGAAAAGTATGATCTCCATAGTTATACCTGTAAATTAACTAATACAGTTAATGCTGGTATTATGTCAGATGTGTCGCACATTTTTGACATTCCATTCTCTTCTGTAACACCACAGAAAGCATTTATTAGAGAAGCTGAAGGATATCAATTACCAAATGTATCAACAACATATTCTAGTGATCCAGACGTTGCTGTAACTAACTCTTCTGATGCTAATTTTGGTAGAATTAATCCAAATAAAGAATTCTTTGTTCGTTATCAGAATGATCAAGTATTCACAATTCATAAAACTCATGCTGATGCTATTAATAATGTAAATCCAATTACATTTACTTCTGGTCAAACGCAACCTTTTGAGGTTTATGCTAACAAGCGCAGAAGTCCTGTTCTGTTTGATCCAGCATTTAGCAATGGTGTTACCAATACTGGTAAGTGGTATGTTAATGTTAAGGATGAAGGATCTTCTAGTGTTACACAAAGTGTAAGGGAAGAAAATATTCTTTGGAGAATACAGCAAAGTGATTACGCTGAGCGTATTAGAACTACTGATACTTGGTTTACTCGTCTAAAAGACGAAAGAGAAGCTGATGATAGAACATATAAACTACGTTATGTCATTCCTAAGTATCTTGAAAATGCTAGAGATCCTATCAATGGATTTGTTATTAAAACAAGAACTGATGATACTCGTAAGTTAGTACCACAGAAGATTCTATTAAAACCAGTTACTGGAAACGTATATGGTGCTAGGTTTGTTAACCCAGCGCAATCAACTGAAATTATTGGATCTACTGAAAACACAAGTGATACTTATGATCCATATTTCAAGCAAGCGAATTCTTCTTTTGATTATAGAGCATTTGCTAAATTCCGTTCTGGTATCAGAGCAACTATTCAGTCTGGACGTTATGTTGAAGATATCGCAAATCCAGAAATCAAATATCTCGAACTAACAGTATTTGATCATGGTGTCGATACACTTAATTTCCCTGGTCTAAGAAATGAATCATTTACAACTGTTGAAATTAATGCTCCACAGGGTGGTGAATGGACTGTTAATAAAACTGCTAGTGTAACAGCTAACCAAGTTTCTTGGTCTGGTAATTCCTCTGGCATTGCTAATATTCACGCATACTACACTGTTGGTGGAAGACATTTCTTGATTATCAAGAATATTCGCGGTGGTAAACTAGAATTCTCTGAATACTACGACACCAGATTTACTCAGGGCACTACGTTTGCTGATATGCTGGATGACCAGGATATGGGCAAATCGCTACCTCTAAAAACATTAATCGCAAAAAATTATCCGCAGTATTATTACAAGCAAAACGGCGCTAATGTTTATACCATTACTCCTGGTGATCGTATTCAGGATGATGCTGGTATTGAATACTACGTTGATTCTGTTGAAGATGCTGGAGTTATCGAAGATACATTCTATGTCTTCAGTTATGAAACTCTCCAACGTAGAATCGCAGGTCAGCAAGATGGTATTTACTACCTCTCTTGTTTACGCGGTAATATTTCTCCGTTCCCAACTGGCGCTGGTGTCATTGATAATTTCAAGAAATTCAAGTTCTCTCAACCAGTCAGTAATCTATATCCATTAGATTATAAAAATGATCCTCTTTGGTTCAAACAGAACGGAACATCTAGTGAAGAATTAGCTCTAGCAGCTTTAGAAAATGATCCTCCAGCAACATATTCTGCTGCTGATAATTACATTCATGGTCTTGTTACTACTAATGATTTCAAGAACTCTGTTACTAAAGAACTTGTACTTGATCTAATTGATCAACCTGCATTTGCTGATAACAATTATGTTCAAACAGCAATTAAGGCACAGGTAGGCAACGCAGCGTCTGGTTCTGAGCAAAGAAAGATTCCTATTGCTGGTGATAATTCTGTATATACAGATCAGCGTTACTATGTTGAACTTCGCAGACCATCTATTGCCCGTGCTGGTAACCACACGTTTGAATACCTTGGTTTCGGTCCTGGTAACTACTCCACAGGTCTCCCAGCGCGTCAGGAGATCGTCTTAACACCTACTGAGGACTTCTATGCCCAAAGTAAGAAACAAGACGGTGGTATCGTCTTCTACACGGGTCTGAACTCCAATGGTGACCTCTATATTGGTAACCGTAAGATTAATGCTATTACTGGTGAAGAGACTTTCTTAGAACAAGCAGCATTAACTTCTGGAGAAGATGAGGATGAGGATATTGGAAATCTAGTTACATCATTTGATACACCTGTAACGTTTAATCAGAACATTACAGTTGTTGGTGGTGATGGATCACTTCAAAACGTATTCCAGTCTCCAGTTATCATCTCTGTACAAGACAATGACTTAACTCAAGTTCGTGATTGTCTAATCATTCGTTCTAACGTATCACCAACAGATCCTGTCACTGGTGAAGAGCAAGATGAACTTCTCTCTAATACTAGCTTTAGACCACCAGCAAAAGGTGATATTAAATTAACCAAGAACAGAATTAATTCTGCTATCTTTGCTTGGAATTCTAGAGGTAATGGTCAAGAGTATCAAATTCAAACACACACAACAAATGGTGTTCCTTCAAATATTTCACCAAACAATTCTGCATTAGTTGCTGATGGTGGAACTAGATTGTATGGCAATCAGTTTGTTGATTATAGTGGAGTTGCTGCTAAAGCAGGTGATATTCTGTTTAAAGGAAAAGAAGTTGGTAAATCTGGATCTATTGGTTGGATTTTTGCGAACTATTTTGATGAAATTTCATCTAATAACATTTTTACAATTGAATTTGATGGTACAAATGTTGTAAAACTATCTTTCCGTGATAATTTTGGCGTTGATGTTCTTAATTCTACTCTAGGAATTACATCTAGTTCTCAAATTAGATTTACCGATTATCCTGATAGCAGATTGAATACTGTTCCTTGGATTGTATTCAGTCCAAACGGTGATGCATTCTCTTCTAATAACAATTATGTACATTTCCAAGTTAATGACTCTATCACAATTCAAACTTTAAACTGGAGTGCGGTTGTCGCTGGAAATCCTGGTGTTAAAGTTGAATTCTCTAATTCAAATTTCAAAGAATATGGTTTAATTGGTGCTGAAGCAATCAGAACAGATACTGAATCTATTGGTGATTACAAACTAGGAATCAACACGATTGCTCGTTCTTCACATGATGCTTCTCAAAATGCTTTTGTTTCAACCGAGACAGAACCAAGAGCAAACTTAGATGTTGTTGGTACAACTTTTATTAGTGGTAAGACCATTAATTCTTATCTCTCTGAGAATACTCTTTCTAAGACAGAAACCAATCAAGATAATGCTTTCCTAGTTGGCGGTGATAGTTCTTCTCCTGATGAGCCTTCAGTGTTGAGAGTAATGACTACCAATAATGGTAGAGTTGGCATCAATACTTCACTTGGAGATACTGTAAATCCATACAAGAATCTTGATAGAACTTTTGTTGTTGTTGGTGATGCTAGAATCCATGACAATCTTGAGATTACTCAAGATCTTCAGGTAAATGGTGGTGATATCACAACTACAAATAATGCTTTCAACTTTATTAATACAAACGCAAATGTTTTAAACTTTGCTGGCGAAGGTCAGATTCTGAACCTTATTAACAATACTACTACCGATCAAACAGTAAATATTGCGAACTCTTCTACAAGACAAACAATATTAATTGGTGAAGCAGCAACCAATTCTACCTTGAAGATTCATAGAAACAGTGATAACGCAAGTATTGAAATTGGTACAGTATCTAATGACGTTACTTCAGTTTGCGACATTACGATTGGTGGAGCATGGGCAACTCAATCAGATGCTAATTCAGCATTTAAGATTGGCACATTCTATACAGGTGTTGCTGGTAATTTAGAGATTGGTACTGGATATGGTGCTGGTACTAGTTCTTCTAGATTGTTTACTCAAACTAGAATCGCTAATCTATTTGATGGTGACCAAACAAATACAGTTAATCTTGCTACAAACGCAACTACATTTACTCTTGGTTCTACTGGTGGTACAACTTTCATCCGTAATACTTTGAATGTTCTTGCTTCTCACATTGTTGAGGGTAACATCAGACTAGATGGTGGATTGAATGCTGGTATTATTGAGATTGAAAGAGGTAAGTTTGGAACTACAAGAATTGGTCACTCAGTTGGTGGTGTTGAAAATCCAAATATTGACTTCTATCAGTATCTTGACACTGGAAGATTGATTGATACTGCTGGTATTTCTGCTTGGGGTTCTAATACATTCTTAGTTGCTGGCGGTCAAATTGCTTCTATTGACAACGTTGTCAATAATGGAGCAAATTCCAGAACTCCAGGTACTTATAGGTTCCTATCTGTTACAAGCGATGGATCTGGAACTAATGCTTCATTTACGATTACTATTAGATTTGACTTTACGTTTGATATTACTATTGATAGTCCTGGTGAGGGTTATGCTGATAATGAAAATCTAACAATTACTGATGATCAGTTAGGTGGTGGTGGAGGAGGAGACTTTACCTTCCAGGTAAATGGAACTAACTCTGCTGGTACTTCATATTATCTACCTATTACCACTCCTGGTGTTGATGATTTCCAAGTTGGTGATCTATTGTTGATTGACAGAGGAAATTCTTCCTCTCCAGACACTGTTGGCGTAGCACCAAATCAACTTACTGGACTTAGAAATGAAGCACAAAGTGAAATTGTTCGTATTGTTGGTATTGCTAATATCGCAAACCCATCTGATCCTAATGGTTATCGATTAATTGTTTCTAGAGGACAGGAAGGAACAGGAACATATGTTAATCACCCTGACGGTTGCGTCATTGCCAAATTAATTAAACAAGCAAATGCAAGTTTTATTACTGGATCTGACTTAGATGGTAATGGAGAATTAGATGAACCATTGACAGGTATTGGCAGTTCTGCTGGTAATGTCAATATCGGTATTGCTGAGTTTGGTGGAACTTTAACTACTAGAGATTTACTAAGATTGAGTCAATCTGAATTTGTTGGAGTTGCTCAATTAATTAGCACATCTCCACAGTCTTTAACTGTTAATGATGGTGGATCACCAGCAGCTGATGTATTTAAAGTTGAGTCTACTACTGGAGACACTTACATCTTTGGTGATATTCTTGCTGGTGTAGGTTTTAGCAAATTTACTGTTAATTCTGAGACTGGTAATACTAATATTGCTGGTACTCTAACTACTGAAAATACATTAACAATTAATGGTTCTAGAAGTTTAAATACTGAGTTCTTCACCATTACAGATGGTGGTAACGATAGTAATGCGGCGAGAACAACTTTACAAGTTGACACGGCAAATGGTAACCTTGATATCTATGGTGGTAACTTTAACATCTGGAGTGCTGATGGAAATGATCCAAGACTAACTCTTGTTAATTCTTCTGGTGACTTTACTGTATATGGTTCTCTATCTGCTCTAGGAACTGGCACTTCTACATTTGGTGGTAATGTTGATCTTGCTGGTGATTTGTTTGTCCAGGGTGGTGATTTAACTGTCAATTCTGACGGTAATGAAATCTTTGGTGTAGACAACGATGGATCTGTTACTATTGCGGGTCAATCAAATTACTTCTCACAAACTGGTGGTCGTAAGTGGTTGTATCAAGCAGATTCTGTTATCCAGGCAGAGGCAAATGTTAATTACTTTGTTAATTGTACTGGTAATACTTTAATTAAATTACCTCAAAATGCTCTAATGGGTGATATGATTCGCATTATAGATATTAGTGGTAGTTTAACATATAACTTAAGTATGGTTATCAGAGCAGCTGATAACGTTAAAGTACAAGGAGAGACATCTAACACTGGTTCTTCTGTGTTAGCTGGTATTCCACCATCATCATTTGCTGGATATGGTGGCGGTGAATTAGTTGTACAAACACCAAATGCAGCATTCGGTTTAGTTTATGCTGGACCATCTACACCAGACGGACTGCCAGGAGCACCATCATCTCTTGTCGGTTGGTATCTAATGGACATATAAAAATGCCGTTTTATCAAGAATCAAAAACTATGAAAGGTGCCGTTATCGGCACCATTATGCCATGGTCTGGACCTTTAAGTGAGATTCCACAGGGATGGATTATTTGTGATGGTGGTCAACCAGAGGCAAAAGATTATCCACTATTAGTACAAGCAATTGGAGATACGTATAATGAAGGAACTAGTAATTTAGGTGGAGCATTTCCAGCATATACTGGTAATTTCGTTTTACCCAATTTAGTTGATGGTAGAATGTTGATGGATATTGAGCAAGAGTACTTTCAGGTTACTGGTAGAATAGATGATATTGATCAAGATTCCGATGCTGGTAATTTGATTGGACCATATATTGGTGAAAATATTGATAATGGTGTTCCTGAAGTTTTTAATGATGTTTCTACTGATGTCGAATTTGTATTAAATGATAGATTTGGTTACAGTGGTAAAATTTCTGGAAATACTATTGTTGATGGACAGGGATCAAAGGATGTATTCATTGGTGGAAGAAAATTGGGTCATGGACATATCAGAACTCATTCACACTCTGGTTCATATGAAACACTTGCTGAACTTTCTCGTAATAGACCAGGAAGAGGTGTTGTTCCATATAGTAATGTAGAAGCACACTTTACATATGCGAACTATGATGAAGCTACTATTGTATTGGGCATTAATGGGGGTGACGGTGCAAGAGACGAAGCTAGATTTAGTTTGGGGTGGAAAAAAGAAGGTAAAAATTTAGTAAGTTTTACGGACGATCCATCATTACTTCAGTTTAGTGGATTTGATCAAGGATTTGATGGTAGAACTCTTGCTAAAGTTAGATCAGAAAATCCTCCTGTTAATTTGTATGCTCAAAATGTAAGCGAAACTCCCATTGCTAATTTTGAAGAATTTGATTATAGAATATGGGCTGGTGGTGGTAGTATTCAATATGGTCCAGGGGGTCAACCTTTTTCAGTTCCAGACGGATTTAGGAATGACTATCCTGATGTTCCTTCTGTTGGATATTTTACAACATTTGTAAGTAATGTTGGAAGTGCTTGGTTGGATGATTCTATCCAAGCACACGCGCATGATCCATTTCAGGTAGTTTATGACCAAAATAGTTTAAAACCTCAATCTAGATTGCAATCTGAGGTAAATATTCCAATCACTACAGTTCTTGATAATGCTACTAATATAGCAGCGTTACAAATTAGTATGAATACTTCTCAACCCTCTCTAACTTGCGTATACATCATCAGGGCATACTAAAATGGCAAATTACACGAACGAAAGATCAAAATTTGGCGGTATGGTTGGGACTATTTTAGTCCATTCTACTCCTGGATTAGGAACAGCTAATGATCCGACAACTGCTAATTTTAAAAATACATTGCCTGCTGGTTATTTGAGATGTGATGGAAGTATTTTAAATTCAAAAGATTTTGTAGCGTTATCGAGAGTATTGGGGTCGGGTGATGCTTCTAGATTTCGTAAAGATAATGCTAATATTAGAGAACCAAATGAGGAAACTGGTGATCTAGGGCAATTTCAATTACCTGACCTTGGATCAAAAGTTATTATTGGTGGTAGAGGCACAGGAATATATAACGCAACTACTGTAGATACTGGTGTAGTTACTACTAACCCAACAAACAGAGTTGGACCTCAAATTGAAGTTATCAGTAATTTTGGTAATAGGATAACTTCAAATTTTGTTGGAAATGCTCAAGTTGCTGCTAGTGGAGAATTACAATTTTTAGGAAATCCAAGATATATTGTTCAAAGAGAAACTAGTGAAACTGAATTAAATATTGATAATTTTCAAGGTCATGCTCATAATTCAACTCAAAAATTTGTAAACTACTCTGGTAATCATGCCGTAGGACAAACTGGAGGAAAAGATCGGGGTCAAAGATTAGCAAATAGTGGATCTTATAACCAGTTAGATTTTTCTAACGATTGGGAGTCTGATTCCATACATAAACACAATATTGATAGACCTATTACATACGCACATAATTTCATATATGAACATGATAATGTTGATATTGACATGTCTGGTGTCAGTGCTTTTGTCGATGTTGATATTTCTGATGACGAAAAACTAGATCAATTAGTAAC